TTCTATAAAATTGTCAACAACTTCTTCTTCAGAATCTTCTATAAAATTGTCAACAACTTCTTCTTCAGAATCTTCTATAAAATTGTCAACAACTTCTTCTTTAGTTTCTTCAATATAATTGTCAACAACTTGTTCTATAGTTTCTTTAGAATAATTGTCAACAACTTTTTCCTTAGATTCTTCAATAAAATTGTCAACAACTTTTTCTATAGTTTCTTTAGAATAATTGTCAACAACTTCTTTGTTTAATTCTTTAGAATAATTGTCAACAACTTTTTCCTTAGATTCTTCTATAAAATTGTCAACAACTTTTTCCTTAGATTCTTCTATAAAATTGTCAACAACTTTTTCCTTAGATTCTTCTATAAAATTGTCAACAACTTCTTTGTTTAATTCTTCAATAAAATTGTCAACAACTTCTTCATTAGTTTCTTTAGAATAATTGTCAACAACTTCTTCATTAGTTTCTTTAGAATAATTGTCAACAACTTCTTTGTTTAATTCTTCTATAAAATTGTCAACAACTTCTTTGTTTAATTCTTCAATAAAATTGTCAACAACTTTTTCCTTAGATTCTTCTATAAAATTGTCAACAACTTTTTCCTTAGATTCTTCTATAAAATTGTCAACAACTTTTTCCTTAGATGCTTCCATAAATTTGTCTACAACTCTTGAGATTGATTCATCAATATTATCATACGGTATATAATTATCTGGTGATGGTTTAGGAGATATTAAGTTTACAAATGTATTAAGAAATCTATAAAAAAAATTAGTTGGTTCTTTAGTATTCATTATAATATAAATAAATATATTTTATTTATTTATATTTATTTATAACCACGACAATAAAATTAAGGATTGTATGCATCTTTACTTCCCGTAAAATACCATCTTAATGATAAATATTTACTCATTTTATTTGTGAATGAATTAGAACCATACATTTTTAAATTTGGTCCTGAATTAACTAAATTTGAAATAGCAGTTGTTCCCAGGGCATAATCATAATACCATAAATTAGAAATATAACCATCAAATCCGCCATTCATAGCCACAAATACATCACCATAATTTTGTTTTGGAACTCCATTTAACTGAACACTTTTTGTAATTGTGCCATTAATATAAATATCCAATTTATCATTTTGACACCTTATAATTACATTTATCCATTTATTTAATGGTATATTTGGTATAACAACTTCTTGATTTATATCATTAAAAGTATTCATAATTACAACTAAAGCATTTGTATTCGGAGAAATATATAACCCTGGCGCGTTATTTGGAAAGTTAAGACCCGTATTCGTAAGTTGGTCGTTTCCTTTATGAAATATGTGTCTATATTGCCCAGATAAATATTGCAAATTATCGATAAATATCCATGTAGACCACGTAAACTCAACGCCATTAGTTGCGTTAACCGACCTGTTTATTGGAACCGCATTTGATGAAGTTGGATCTTGTGGAAACATAATCATATTTTTGGCATCAATCATTCCATTAATTAATTTAGGCGATTTTGCTGGTGATAATAACCACCCTAAAAATGATATTCCTAAACGTAATAAAATAATAAAAATAAACAAAACTAACAATAAAAACGATACTCGAGCAACTAAAGTCGTGGAACTCAAAAAATCAGTATCTCCATAACTTATTATATTTGCCGAAAATCTATTAAATGGTGATACATTTAGACTATTCATTATATATTATATTGTATAAAAAAAGACTAAAATTGTTATTAAAACGTTGAATTACTTTGGGTAACTCCATTTTCAACTATTGATATACTTACCTTATAATTTCCAAATAGGTTTCCTAACATAGTATTACCGTAACCTTTTACATAATTATTCCACACTTCTTGCGGATTTAATGCGTTAGACCAATACTGAAATTTAGAAGTCCACCCATTAAACCCTCCTTTAGGTGTCACATAAATACTAGAATTAGTATTTATCATTGCTATTCCAGGCATAACACACGTTCGAACCAATTTTCCATCAATATATAAATCAAGGGAACGTCCATAAACACTTACAACCAAATTTACCCATTTTTGTATTGGAACATTTGCGATGTTACACGTATGAACCACCGATTTACCATTGGTGGATGTAGGAACTGTATCTAGTCCCGGATAACATCCAACCGCAACAGATACGTTATTCTCAATCGCGCCTAAAACAACTGCTGGACACGGATCTAGTCCGTTTATTGTATCGATTGAACCTTGACCGGTATTGCTTACACTACCCATTCTTCCGAAAATAACTTTGGGTTCTCCATATCTATAATTCCAATCATTTACATAAAACCAAATTGAATACGCAAAGTTATTCGAATTATTACTTGTTGTCAAACTCGACGGACTAATTATGGACGGGGTTTGTCCACTAACCATTCCGCTTTGTAACGTGTTTACATCCTTAATTAAGTATCTAAATAACAAAACAAGTAATACTATAATTATAACTGTTAAAATAATACTTTGAGCGTTCATATATTATATATTTAGAATTTATCTATAATTATTAATATTTAATTTATAGGTGGAGATTTATCTTTAACCATATTATATAAATATGAAATACTAATGGCATTTAATGGTTTTTTAAAATACACGAGATTACAAATTCCACCACTAATACCCCTATCACTTCCTACAACTAAGTTGTCTAGTGTCATATACGGAACTACTTCTATCGCGGATTTAACTAATTTTCCATTTAAAAATACATCTAAAGTTCCATTACTATAATTGATTGTCATATTATTCCATTTTTGTAATAATATATTATTTTGTCTATAAATAATTCTATTTCCGGTATCGTCGAAATCTAACACTGTGTTGTTAAGTTCTTGTAATCCTTTTTGTTCTGTTGTTATCATTAACGTATTAGTGTTTGGATTATATAATATGTTTGGTTTATTACCATAATTAAGTATTGATGTAAATTTATTATAATTTGAATTCGTGCTTGGAGGAAACGAATGAATAAAAAACCAAAATGAAATGCCATACTGGTATTCGAATGATGGTGACCCATTTAATTTTTCATATGATGAGATAACCCGACTTATGTTTGTATCAATCGTGTCTGTTATAAATTGTTTTCCTCCTTGTATGCTAATCTTTTGAATTAAAACAGGTATAACAAAATACAACGTAATTATAGTACTTATAATTATTAGTATTATTATTGAAACTCGCGATGTTCTATAATATTCATGACGCATAAAACGTGTTATTTCATAAATACGATTTTTTAAATATATCACGGTTTCAGAGTCTTCTCTTCCGGCACGTTTTAATAAATCAAAAAACCCTAACAATTTCAGTAAGTTGTAAACTATAAACATTACACAGACACTTAAAATTATAGTTAAAATAAAGATAACCGCATAATTTACCGAATTATAATAATATTGTATTAAATATATACAAAATAACAACAAACAAATAAATCCAACTATTATTAAAAGCGGGCGAAACATTAATTTTGTATCTATTTTTGGGTTATTATCCATATAATAATACCCATAAATTAAATATTATTTTTTACATATTTTCCATTGATGTTTTTTTTCCGTGACATTCTCTACATAAAGCAATTAAATTATTTACATCATTACCTCCCCCATGTTCTAATCTAATTTTGTGGTCCACCTCAAACCACGCATTTAATTGAGAATTACATTCTCCACACTTCCAATGTTGATTTGAAGCCACATACTTTTTCTTTGTTTCGCTTACACATCGTTTTGTCGCCATTTTTCCGGAATTTAATATTCGTTGTTCTCCTCCTGTCTGACCGTTTGGTTGGTAATTTGAGGTTAAATCAATTATTGGTGAAAATAAATCCATCGACGATTTATTTATCGGCATATATTTTATCATATTATTCGCACAAACTAACATGTTTTTACCTTGGGTTGGGTTTCTTTTCATTAATACATAAATACCAATACCAATAACGGCAAAAAATGCCATCTGGTAATACTTTTTCCAAGTCATCATCATTTTTGTATATTTGCCATCATGATATGTATTATAAATTAAAAAAGAAGTAATCCCAAATATAAATATTTCAAATCTCATTATACTATAACATTATTTATTTTTTGGATGATTTTGATTTTGTCTTTTTACTTTTATCTATTCTGTTAGTGCCAGGCGTCATTTTACTTAACCTTCTACTCTTATTGGAAAGTTTACTTTTATTCGATTTTAGTTTTTTAGTTTTTTGTGATCTTATTCGTGAACTAGTATTTGTTCGTGAACTAGTATTAGGTAGTGAAGTAGTAACAGGGGTGTATAATTTAGGTTCGTGTGATTTTATTATATTATTTGGATTAAACCCCGATTCAATTAATTTACTAAATAAACCATTTATTTGGTGTAAATCATCCAGTAAGGTGTTAACGTTAATTTGTGTCGTTGATGTATTGTATAAATGAGTAACAAATATATATTTAAATTGGTCGCGTATTTCTTTGACGCACGATAACATATACGGCGTAAGTTGTTGACTATATTTATATATTAGTGGATGAACCATCTCTAAAAAAGGAAAATATATCATAACAAATCCCCATATATCAAGGTTATGTTTGTATATAGTATTTAAATACTCTATTAACCACTTGTTATTAAATTTTTTTGGGTATTTTAAATAGTCTATTAACCAGTGATTCTTATATTTTTGTGGGTCTTTTAAATATAAAAATATAATGCTAGCGTTATAATTTATAATTATATTTTCATATTCTGATTTCGAGTCAAACATGATATAAAATATATATTGAATATACGAATAATGACCAGGTCGTCGTTTTATTGTTTTTTCCAAATATGTTTTCATAAATTCTTCGCAATTTACTAATGATTTATTAATTGGCGTTTCATAAACAAACTTATTTAAATCTTGTTGAAACGTATTCGAAAACATTATATTTGAAAACGGAACATTAAACTGAATTGGTCTATTAGTCCATTCATTTGGAATACTTGTCTGAACAGAATATATTACCGTTAATCCCCAATCAATTAATTTTGCTTTTAATGTTGTTTCTTTTACATTAACTAATACGTTTGATTCTTTAACATCTCCATGATAAATCTCTAATTTATTCATAGGTATAATTCCATTTAATAATAAATTACTTAATGAATTTAATAAAGGAATAGTAGTGTCTGAGATTAGATATTTATCTACATATTTACTTATCGTGATTCCTCCATATATCATATTTATAATTTTATATTTATACAATTCGTTATTTAATATGGTTGCTTTATTCACATTAGACGAAGATACTTGTGATTTTGATATAGATTCAATAACACCGTTACATTTCTCATCAACACCAATTAGGTCTTTACTTGTTATTTTATGCGGTTTACATAATTCGATATCATCGATAATAAAAAAGTCCGAATAATTAGGTATCTTTTTTAAAAAAGGCGTTATTAATTTAATTTCTTCATATTCTTCATTCGCGTGTCTAATATTTAATAATTTTGATATTTTATTTTTACTTCTTTTTGTGGTGTTTTCGCATTTTAATGCCGGATAAAACACACAACCAAATCCACCAGCGCCGATTGCTTTACCACCTAACGTTTTGTCTTCCATATATAATGACGCAATATTTATTTATCGTAAAAATAATAAATACTAAATACAATGCCTATAATTATAAAAATATAAACCATTTTCTGTTTTATTTTATTAAACTCATACAATTTTATTCCCGTTGGTTTATATTTATCATAATAATTTATATAAAATTCATTTAACGGAATTATCGGTTTTTCCAGTTTTTCATTTACTTTATTATGAATAAAATGCATCCATCTAATAAATGAATCACGGTTATCCAAATAAGGAGCTACCGGATAATTACTAATTAATTTACTAAACTCATTTGAGATTTTCTCACACGGTATAAATAACGGAAAATTATTTATTAATTCATAATATTTTTTTTTTGTAATTGCGTTTGGATGATTTGGATACGTGATTGATATTGTATGTAAGAACCCCCAATACCATTTACCCCAAACACCAGGATTTAGTTCCATTTACATAAAATAATATAAAAAGATTTACATTTTAACATATAACTAATAAATGAATACTCTCTGTAATAATTGTAATAAAAACGGTCATTTATTCCATAATTGTAGATTACCCATAACTAGTTATGGTATAATATTGTTTAGGAGAAGCAAGAAGGGAAACCAATTTTTAATGATACGCAGAAAAGATACTTTTGGATATATTGATTTTGTTAGAGGAAAATATTCACCTTATAATGTCGAACACGTTCAAAATATTGTTAACGAAATGTCAACACAAGAAAAGTCCAGAATATTAACTTCAACATTTGACCAATTATGGAAACTCATGTGGGGGGAAATTTTAAATACGCAATACCGGAATGAAGAAATCCTTTCTGGTAAAAAATTCGATATTATCAAAAACGGGTTTTTATTTAATACCACTAATATAACATTGGATTATTTCATACAAAATAGTTCAACTAATTGGACCGAAACCGAATGGGAATTTCCAAAGGGAAGACGCAATTATCAAGAAAAAGATTTAGATTGTGCGCTTAGAGAATTCGAAGAAGAAACCGGAATATTAAAAGAACATATTCATATTATTGAAAATATTATGCCGTTTGAAGAAACATTTATAGGGACAAACTATAAATCATATAAACATAAATATTTTTTGGCATACATAAATAATGATGGGGACGAGAATCTATTAAATTACCAAGAAGCAGAAGTAAGCAAAATGGAATGGAAAACAATTGACGAATGTGTTGAATCCATAAGACCATATAATTTAGAAAAAAAACAACTAATATTAAATATTAATAAATTATTAGAAGAATATAGATTATATTATTAGTATATAATATTAGATGTTTAAAAATAATGAAAATACGTATGAAAGTAATAACAAATTACTACAAAAAGAAATCTCAGAACACGATTATCTTGAAAATGACGTTCCTAATACTAACAACACATTATACCCAAATTTAAACGACCCGAATTTTAATATAAAAATAGCGCTAAAAAAGGAATTCAATGATACCAAATATGACGGAACCATTTATACAGATATTAAAGCACAATCAGATTTATTAAGTAATGCCGAGTTTGAATTATCTCCGCATCAAGCATTCGTAAGAAATTTTCTTTCTTTTCAAACCCCATATAATAGTTTATTATTATATCACGGATTAGGAAGTGGAAAAACGTGTTCGGCAATTGGGGTTTCCGAAGAAATGCGAGATTATTTAAAACAAACAGGTATTTCCAAAAGAATTATTATTGTTGCTTCTGAAAACGTCCAAGATAATTTTAAATTACAAATATTCGATGAAAGAAAACTAAAAAAAAATAATGGAATATGGAACATTACCGGTTGTGTCGGAAATAAATTACTGAAAGAAATAAACCCAACTAATATGTCTGGTTTAACTCGACAACAAATTATATCACAAATTAACATACTTATCAATAACTCATATTTATTTTTAGGATACGGTCAATTTGCCAATTATATCATTAAAACTGCCGGAGTGGATGATACAAACTATAAAAATGCTGCCGATAAAAATAAAATCATGATTCGTAATTTAAAAAAAGAATTTAACAATAGATTAATTATTATCGATGAAATCCATAATATTCGTATGACGGAAGATAACGAAAATAAAAAGGTTGCTATTAATTTAGAACTTCTTGTTAAATACGCAGACAATTTAAGATTGCTTTTATTATCTGCGACTCCAATGTATAATAGTTATAAAGAAATTGTATGGTTATTAAATTTAATGAATATGAATGATAACCGAAGCACGTTTGAACTAAAAGATGTTTTCGATAAAAACGGGAATTTAACACCTAACGGAGAGGACATATTAATAAGAAAAGCAACGGGATACGTATCATTTGTTCGCGGTGAAAATCCATACACTTTTCCGTATAGAGTATATCCAGACATATTTTCTATAGATAATACATTTAAAAATCCAAAGAATGTTTACCCCAAATACCAAATGAATGAAAAACCTATTTTACCGGAAGACCATCTAAAAATAATTAATGTGTATTTATCAAATATCGGAGAATATCAATCTTATGGATATAACTATATTATTAATTATTTAAAAAATTCAAAGAACGTAATGGTATCTAATAATGACGGCAAAAAACAAGTATCCGCATTTGAAAATATGGAGTCCTTCGGTTACACCATATTACAAAAACCGTTAGAATCGCTTATTATTGTTTATCCGTATGACGGATTAGAAACCATTAACTTACTTACTAATTCAATGTCATCTCCAAGAGAACAAACTGCCGGAGCAAATAAATACAAAAACGCAGATAATGATATTTATATAAACCCAAATATTTTAACAGGAAGAACTGGGTTAGAACGAGTATTCAAATTTACAAATACTATTACACCGCCATTTAAAGGTAATTTTGAATATAAACCCGAAATTGAAAAGAAATATGGACGCATTTTTGCGAGTGACCAAATTGGTAAATATAGTTACAAAATAAAAAATATTTTAGATTCTATTTATTCTACACAAGATAATAATATAATTGTATCCGACGGCATAATCTTAGTTTATTCCCAATATATTTATGGAGGGTTAATTCCGTTAGCACTTGCTTTAGAAGAAATGGGATTTACACGGTTTTCAACCGCATCCTATAAATCAAACCAACTATTTAAAGAACGCAAAACGCCTCCTATTGATGTAAGAACCATGAGACCTAAACAACAAAATCAGTCTGATTTTATGCCGGCAAGGTATATTATGATAACCGGCGACTTAGCACTTTCGCCAAACAACGACTCATATGTAAAAATGGTAACTAATGAAAATAATAAAGACGGACATCAAATTAAGGTTATTTTAATATCTAAATCTGGTTCTGAAGGTATTGATTTAAAATTTATTCGTCAAGTTCATATTTTGGAACCATGGTATAACATGAATCGTATCGAACAAATTATTGGAAGAGCAGTTCGTAATTTTAGTCATAAAGATTTACCATTTGAGAAAAGAAATGTCCAGATTTTTATGTATGCGACTTTACTCGAAAATAAAGAAGAGGAATCTGCCGACCTTTACGTTTATAGAGTTGCCGAAGTTAAATCCGTTCAAATTGGACGCGTAAGTAGAATATTAAAAGAAGTATCGGTTGATTGTATTATTAATCACGACCAAACGAATTTTACCCAAGAAATCTTTTCAAAAAATGTAGATATAAATATTACACAATTATTATCGAATGGTCTTGTTATATACGATTTTAAAATAGGCGATGCTCCATATTCTGCGGCGTGTGATTATATGGAAAATTGCGAATATAAGTGTCGCCCCAACAAACAAATCGACCAAGATAATTTAAATAAAGATACTTATAATGAAAGTTATATTATTACAAATACTGAAAGAATAATCCAAAAAATAAAATTACTTATGAAAGAAGGGTTCTTTTATAAAAAACAACAGTTATTACAATTAATTAATATTCCGAAAAAATACCCATTAGACCAAATATATTACGCATTAACTCAATTGGTTGAAAATAAGAACGAATCCATTTTGGATAAATACGGTAGAGTTGGACACCTAATAAATATCGGAGAATATTATTTATTTCAACCTAATGAACTTAATTATGAAAACATTTCTATCTTTGACAGAAGTGTTCCAATAGATTTTAAACATTCCTTTATAAATTTTGAAATTAACAAGGATGTTGCCAAAAACAAAGACGCAATCGAAGAAACCGGAGATATTCTAGATATTCATCAACACGCCAAAAATATATTAAATGAATCACGTATTAATTTTAATTTAGCGCTAGAATTTAGAGATAAAGAACAGTTAAACCAAGAAAAAACAGAATATACCACAAAAACAGAATATACCACAAAAACAGAATATACCACAAAAACAGAGTATGCTATTCAAAGAGGCGATGATAACTGGTATAAACATTACGGGAAAATTATGGTTGCTTTAAATAAGCAACAAAATATCACGTATGATGATTTAATTGAAATGTTGGTCCAACACATATGCGACATATTATTATTTAATGAAACATTACACATATTAAATTATATATATTCTTTAACTGTTATAGAAGACGGAAGTTTCGAATATTTGGTAAAAGAATATTTCATTAAAAATAGTATTACTATCGCAATTCGCCAACAATCAATGACGTGTCTTTTACTATGTAATGAAAATACCCCTGGTATTGAAAGTATTTTAATATTTAATACTAACGATAATACCTGGAATGAGGTTGAACCTGAAGAGAAAAACGAAATATTACTTAATAGCGAGATACAAAATAAATGGATAATAAATAAAAATAAACTTAATAAAATAATCGGGTTTATAAGCAGTGATAATAAAAACAAATATAAAGTTTTTAAAACAAAGGATACAACCGTTAATAGAAATAGCGGCGCTAGATGTGATGAAGCAGGTAAAGCAAAAACTATTAAATTATTAAATGAGATCGTTGGGTCTGATTGGCTTAATAAAGAAAATACTAAAAAATTAGTTCAGGTTGATTTATGTATAATTGAAGAAATATTATTGAGAATTTTAAATAAAAATAAGAAGGATAACAAAATATGGTTTTTAGATTCGAATATCGCGACATTTAATAAAATATAAAATTGAAATTAATTTAAGTTAAAAGATTATATGCATATAAATTATAAGAATGAAATCAACACAATCCAAAAGTAAAAGAAGAGAGCAGAAAATATTAAATGTTTATTCCAGATGTTTAATTACCAGGAATGTAGTTTTGCCAATAACAAATATTGGCAAAAATATTAATCAAACGATTGAAAATGTAATCACTTCTAATTATGAGGGNATATGTTTAGTTGAGGGATACATTAAAAGAGGTTCAGCAAAGGTTGTATCATACTCCAGCGGACTAATCGAANGAGGAAATAATATTTCNTTTGAGGTTGTCTTTGAATGTGAAGTATGTTTTCCTGTTGAGGGAACCATAATATCGTGTGTTGCTACAAATATTACTAAAGCAGGAATTAAAGCAGATAGTGCCGATGAATTACCGTCACCTATTGTTGTGTTTATTGCGCGAGACCATCATTATAATGTTTCTCAATTTTCAAACATTTCTGAGGGAACAAAATTTAACGCAAGAATTATCGGGCAAAGGTTTGAATTAAATGATAAATGTATTTCGGTAATTGCCGAATTAGTTCAACCCAAAATGTAACGTAGTTTATTTTAGTTATAGTTATAATAATATAAAAACATTAGAAACATTAAATATAATATGAATATTAACGAAACAGATTATAGTGAAGGAGAACTTAATTTTATTAGAGAAATAATCGAATCAATGAACAAATTTAACCAGATTGAAATTTTGCGTATTTTACACAAACATTCCATTACTTTAAATGAAAATAGATACGGTGTTCATATAAATTTGAGCGAATTAAAAAAAGAAATAATTGACGACTTACAAAATTATATTAATTATGTCAACACACAAGAAATAACATTACACCAAGTTGAAAAACAAAAAGAAACCTTTAAAAATATATACTTTACAAAAGATAATAAAGAAATAAAATAATAAATATTAATATGTATAACAGACCACATTATAAGCAACAACATAAGCGTAATGCTAACCCAATTGCGTGTCAACCAATAAATTATAATAATGTATTATTTGATTTACATGATTTTATGTTAAACAGTAAAACCATCGTAAATTCATTAAGTAATAGATTATTAACTGAACATAAAAAAATTGTGAAACCGCTGCCATCTGTATTTAAACCTCAAATTAAATTGCCTGCTAAAATTGAAGACCCAAGTATTTTTATACCAAAACAAACCGATTCATTATTTGTTTGTTTTTATAAAATCATAAATAAAGATTTTTCTAATGAAAATATTACGTTTACATTAGAAAAAAATATTAAAATCGAATATGTTGATAAATTGCGTAAAAATAAACCCCTTTTAAAAAAAAATAAATTTGCGTCTATTACACACATAGAAAACCAATTAGTGAATGAAAATAAAATAGATATTAATACTTTTTTAACATTATGTGTTATTGAAAATATTAATATAATCTACATTCATAATAAAAAATATTACGAGTTAATTAATACAGACCCTCAGGGTGATACCCATATTATTCATTTTTTAGATAAACTTACAAAATATGGATATGAAGGATATTGTATAGACAAAATAACACATTACAAATCAACCTTATTTAAGGTTGATAACATAAACAACCCTCTAAGGTCAATTTCTTATTATAAACACCAAGATTTAATTGATATCTGTAATAAATTAGCAATTGATACAAAAACCGAGACAAATAAAAATAAACTAAAAAAGGATTTATACGAGTTAATAATTAAATCATTATAAAAAATTGAATAACAATATAAAAATATGTATTATAATATATATAATGATGAATAATAAAAATAAAAGAAACATAAATACTTCAGTTGAAGAAATGGAGAAATCTGAGTTTAATGAACCACCCCCAGATTTACCTCAAGATGTCGATGTCGATGCCGACACTGAATATATTTCTAGAAAACAAAATAACGTAAAGGTGTTACCTCCGCCAGTTCAATTTGAAAATATGGTAAAACAATATTATAATTTAAAACCTTATACCAGTAATGGTTTAATGAGTCCAGAATTAGAAGTAAGATTTGGAACCCGAGGAATAAAACCCCTGAGCAAAATAGACTATGATGATGTAATTCAAATGTTAAAACATCGAGGATTTACTACAAAATCCGATTTGGGTTATAATAGTTTACGCATTCAAACTGAATATTTAGACGCAAAAACCGGAAATTTTAAGATGTCTCCGAATATAAGAGCAGAAATTGAAGGAAGTCATAATATTGAAGATTATTGTAAAAATAACGATATCGAAAAAATCATAAAAACTAATTTAAGTAGCGTAAAATTTACCAAAAAATCTTTTGTTAAAGATAAAAATGGCGAAATATTACGACCTGTAAATATGGATGATTTTAACTTTAGAGTTTCATTACAAAACGAAACAGTTACGAATGGTCTTAATGGTGTAAATAAATATATTATTAAAAATTGGAAAAAAACGAAAAAAACGTTTCGATACATTAATAGAGTTACGTTTCAACATCCNGATTATCCGATTTTAGTTGATATTAGTATCGTAAAGAATTCATTAAAAGAAGGAAAAGTGTTTAAACTATTTAACACTGCGGATGAATCCGGGGTATTTACAAACCCGTCTTCATACGAGATTGAATTAGAAGTAAATAACGCAGCAGTTGGACCAGAAACCAATTTTAATGACGATAGTTATATTTTAACTGAATTAAGAAACGTCATTAAAATAATTTTATCCGGATTACAACACACAAATTATCCGGTTTCTTATCCTGAACAAAACGAAGTTCTTAAATCATACATGTCACTTCTTCATAAATCTAATTATAACCCAGACAAAAGAATTTATAATAGTGATTTTATTGGTCCTTCTTCGTATACTTTACAAATGATGAATGTTGCCGAATTACTTGAAAACTCAAACATTCCAAATATTAGAAATAATTATACAGTTACTGAAAAGGCTGATGGAGATAGACATTTATTATTCATTAATTCTAATGGACGTATTTATTTAATAAATACAAATATGAACGTTATATTTACTGGAGCTATTACCAAAATTAAAGAATATTTTAATTCTTTACTTGATGGGGAACTCATTTTAACGGATTCAAACGGGGAATTTATAAACTTATTTGCCGCGTTCGATATTTATTACATTAACAAAAATGATGTTAGACCATATTCATTTATGCCAGGAAGTCCCGAAAAAGACACTTCTAAATGTAGATACCCATTATTAAAAAACTTAATAACAAAATTAACCCCCGTATCCGTGGAACATCCAGAAAAAAATAATATGTCTCCTATTCGAATATCTGCTAAAAAGTTTTATCCAAGTAATCCAGAAAAAAATAATATTTTCGAGGCGTGTAATGAACTTATCACCAAATTTAAAAATAACCTATTTGAATATAATACCGACGGTTTGATATTTACACCCGCATTTATGGGGGTCGGTTCAGATACAATTGGGAAAGCAGGTCCACTAACAAAAAATACATGGGAACATTCATTTAAATGGAAACCTCCTGAATATAATACCATTGATTTCTTAGTTAGCACTGTAAAAGCAACTAACGGTAACGATTTAATTACTCCTATTTATGAAGATGGACTTAATACAACCTCAAACACTCAACTTTCAGAATATAAACAAATTGTATTAATGTGCACTTTTATTAAAAAAAAACACGGGTATATGAATCCGTGTCAAGATGTAATTGATGATAACGTTTCAGAATATTTAAACATTGAAGAAGACAACGCTAATACTAAATCGGAGTATAAAGCAGAACCCGTTCAATTTTACCCAACCAATCCATATGACCCCACAGCAGGTCTTTGTAATATTATGTTAAAACCGTTTAATAATACAAAAGAAATGATTTCTGAAGAAAACGACCTAATTACAGATAATATGATTGTTGAGTTTAGGTATGATTTAAATAAAGAATCAGGATGGAGATGGGTTCCTTTACGTGTAAGATACGATAAAACTGCCGACTTCTTACAACATAATTCAAATTTTGGTAATGCGTATCACGTAGCCAACAGTAATTGGCAAACTATAAATAACCCAATTACTGAAGATATGATATGTACCGGTCTAAATATTCCAAACATGTTTGTAAATGACGACGTATATTATAATAGTGTTGTGGGTGTTTCCAAAACAAGGTCATTAAGAGATTTTCATAATTTATACGTAAAAAAAACATTAATAACTGCTGTTTCTAAAAAAGGAGACACTTTAATTGATTTTGCCTGTGGAAAAGCAGGAGATTTATCAAAGTGGATTAGTGCTAAATTATCATTTGTTTTTGGTATTGATATATCAAAAGACAATCTAGAAAATAAATTAGATGGTGCCTGTGCTAGATATTTAAATAACCGCAAAAAAATTAAAGATATGCCATATGCTTTATTTGTTAATGGAAATAGCGCGAACAATATTAAAAATGGAGACGCAATGCTAAATGATAAAGCAAAACAAATAACTAAAGCAGTTTTTGGTATGGGGGTAAAGAATGAGGATACATTAGGCAAAGGCGTGTTTAGACAATTTGGGAAAGGACAAGAAGGGTTTCAAGTTGCCTCCTGTCAATTCGCATTACACTACTTTTTCGAAAGTATCGATACATTTAAAGGATTCTTAAAAAATGTCTCCGAATGTACCAAAACAGGCGGATATTTTATTGGTGCGTGTTATGATGGTGAACTCATATTTAATACTTTAAAAAATAAAACCCAAGGCGAAAGTATTCAAATCTTAGACGACGGTAAAAAAATTTTAGAAATCGTAAAGGGATATACCTCAACCACGTTTGATGATAACATAAGTTCTATTGGAAATAGAATTGACGTATATCAGGAATCAATCAATCAATTAATCCCTGAGTATTTAGTCAATCACGAATATTTAAATCGGGTTATGATAAATTATGGATTTAGATTAATTGACAGAATTGAAGCACAAGAATTAGGGTTTCCTGAAGGAAGTGGTTCATTTAGCGAACTGTATTTAAATATGGTTGATGAAGTTAAAAAAAATAAAAAGTTGGAAAATGAATACGGAGACGCATTAAAAATGAACGCATTCGAAAAAAGAATATCCTTTTTAAATAGATATTTTATCTATAAAAAAATAGGTAATGTTAATGTTGAAAATGTTCAACTCGATTTAGACGGGTATATTGATACTACCGATATCAAGGAAACAAAAAACGCCATAAAAATCGCAACAGAAGAAGTTAAAATATTAAAACCTAAAATTAAAAAATTAAATACCAAATTACTTTTAACTCCAGCAACCGAAGCAATCGACGAAGAAGAAACCGTTCAGACATTACCACAAGTTGGTTTACCTGAACCTCCTCTTGAAGAATTCATACCTGAACCTGATATGGAAGAATTCATACCTGAACCTGTTGTTGAAGAATTCATACCTGAACCTCAGGAGACAATCATTAACAAAAAAACCAGAAAACAACGAGTTATAAAAGAACCCAATGACGAAACCTTACCTAAAAACAAAACTAGAAAACAACGAGTCGTAACAGAACCAACGGAACCAAAACAACCTAAGGAACCAAAACAACCCAAGGAACCAAAACAACCTAAGGAACCAAAACAACCCAAGGAACCAAAAACTAAAGCAAAAAATACTTTAAAACTGTAAACTTAATATTATACATACATTTCCAAGACTTAAAAAATACATAATTACTATAATATTAACATTATGAGTTATTATATATTGCCTAAAAATTTTAATAAATGTGAGTTAAGCGCATCATTTAAAATTGAAAAAATACCAATTTACGCATCATATAGCACATATAATTATTACAATAAAGCAATTAAACAATTAATAAACATTTGTTTAGTCGAACACAATAATACTTACGATACCATTTCAAAAATAGTTAATACTTATGAATATATTTTTTCAAAAATTCCAGAAATTGATTTATCTATTAGTAAATTAAAACAAAAATCCGGGATTTTTTATGATTTTTTAGAAATATCAAGCATATCAGACATATTTGACGGTATTCATAATATAAATTCATTAATAATAAGTCCTAATTTTTTATCTGTCATTGATAGTATTCAAATGATAAAATCCGATAAAAATGACAACCATGTCGGGTGTTTAAACTTACATAATACAGTCGCGATTGCCCCATTTCAAAAATATAATTTAATTTTCTGTGAATTAGACAACGAATCATATAAAAATATCAATACTTATATTTTTGGGTTAATTGATATCGTATTATTAATATTAAAATATCAAAATAATAATGGTATTTCGATTATTAAAATATCGAACGTTTATCATAAACCCATTCTTGATATTTTATATATATTAACCTATATATTTAAAAAGGTTTATATAATAAAACCAAACACAAGCAATATATTTAGTTGTGATAAATACCTGGTTTGTAAAAAATTCACATATAACGAGGATTACCATCATAAATTACTCGAAATATGCGAAAATAAATGCGATACTACAAATATACATTCCATAATTACATCAGAACTTCCATATTATTTTATTAATAAAATCGATGATATGAATATCATTATCGGACAACAACAACTTGAAATTATTCACCACATTATAAACCTTCTTAAAAATAAAAATAAAAACGAAAAACTAGACATTTTGAAAAAAAATAATATTCAAAAATGTATTTTTTGGTGCGAAAAACACAATATCCCATATAATAATATTTTTGAAAAACCAAACACATTCTTATCTGCGTATCCATTCAATAAAATTAAGTAGTATAAGAACCAAATAACGAAAACAAATTTGGGGATTGTTTGCTTTCGTTAACACTTCTTACTGGTGGTTGGTCCTTTTCGATATCGTTTAATTCATTCTCATCTGGTTCATTATCATCTGTTTCATATTTATCAGTTTCATGCTGCGGCGCTTCATTCTCTTGAGGTTCTTTAGTATATTCATATAAGTCTTCAGTACTTGTAGAACTACTTATTTTGGTTTGTACTGTTGGTACATCGGTGTATTGTTTTTCTTTATCAGTTAATAAAAACATGTGTATGTGTTTTTTGGGGACAAGATGTTTCTGCATTATTTTAGTGTATTCATCAAACATTTTATTACAAAAATCCTTTCCATCCATTGACCTGGAATCTTCATCTAAGCTTAATTCTTTGAATATTGTCGCGTGTAAATCATTTAAGTCATGAGAACACGAAACACACGTATTTATTTTTTCGTTATATTTCATATACAACGCCGTGGATGATAATATTCCACAAGTAAGAGATAATACTGAATTTATTATTGAGATATATTCCTGTTTAACAAACGGTTGTAAACCTAACGCAACAAACGAATTTAAACCGGATAATACTAAAATAGGAATATTAAAATGGGTATTTGTTGTTGTGTATTTTTTCACTTGTTTTCTATTAAATTCGCTATATTCTAAACACTGAGCCTTAAGTTTATGTAAAAATTCAACTTGACTTTTTGTCCAATAATTCTGGGTTGACATTTATAAAATATAATTAGAATTTATTATATTTTATATTAGTGTTGTATTATACAGTTATTCATTATTTATAATGGTGTCGTAGTTATTAATTGTTCCATTATTTGTTAAGGTAAGACCAATAGTAATTATCAATGTTTTTTTCTTCATACAATTTGTTGTGAGGGGATAGGACAAAAAATGGGACACATACCATTTGTTGTGGTTTTTGCTGTTTTAACAGTCGTGGTGTTTTTTATTGCTAATTTAAATGTTCGTAAACTGCTTTTTACCCCACCTTGTTGGGCAAATTGGGGATTATTTTGTTTATAAACCACTACATTACACGGACTATTTGTTGACGGACATGGATTGTTACTTACATTTGTAAATTGATTAGATGATGGTGAACATTTCGCATTATATGTATTTAATTGATAATCCGCAACTGAAGTAAAATTAAATGCGCGTTGATCATACGTTTGACACCTATTTTGTCTATATTGTTGTAAATTCGAAAAGTAATTATTTGTTAATGAACACGTTGGAGAATATCCGTTTATTTTTATATTGGAACTTGTCGGTAAACAACGAACAACCGCCTTTTTCTGTGCGTTACAACACAATTTTTGGGTTTGAGTTACTTCTTGGGGTTTTTCTGTTAAATTAGTTATAGGCATCCAATCTGAAATAACTCCAATTCCATTACAATTAATACATTCATTATTTAAATTACTTATATTTGATGTTTCATTTATAGTATTTTGGAAAATATTGTAATTTCCTGGCGTATCTATCATCTGCTTTATTAAAGAACCACCCAATGAAGATTTAACTACTTGTCCTCCAGTTCCTGTTGGAGAAACGCCATTAATATTATTCGGAATTACTCGACCCTTTCTATACTGTTTAATTGGTCTTGGTAATCCAAACCCGGTATATGAATTATTGGTTGGATCTTTATTTGTAAATGGTCGAATATTTCCTGCTGTAATTCCCGTTGGGTTGCTAAAAGTCCCGTTTCCTTTCCACGATTTATACCCGCCTTGATTTGTATGGTTATTATATGTCTGCATCCCTAACGGATAAAAAGCAGTGGACATTATATACTTATGTATTATTATAAAAAGTTATTGGAATAAACGTTTGAATCTTACCAATAATACTATTTGTATTTTCCCTTTTAATCATTAACGGATATAAAATATAATTTATAGGCATTTCAAAATAATATGATAATTTACGAATGATATTTTGAGAATATGATGTAGCACACTTTTCGGATTTATTCATATTTACATTTTGTAAATGAGATAACATATGTAAAACATCATTCACTAATTGGCGACACGGATAACTATTTGTATTAACTGCGTAGCTCGGATTATATAAAACACAAAAACCATCATTATTTAAACTACTTGTTCTAATTGATTCTTCTGTTGTTTCGTTGCTTTAAAATAAATAATAAAATATTAACAACATAATGATAAAATAATACTTGACTTTCATAAATATAAATATAAATATATTTTACGTACAAATAATATATGTTTATTTTTCTTACACATTTGGAGATTTAAAACGCCGATTTGTAAATTTGTTAATCGATTTGAACCTAGCGCGGTAGTATTACTTACTCATCCTCTTTTCGTTCTTTAAAATAATTCATTATATCATGTTTAAGTTCGTTTGGGAATTCGGGTTTTGGTATTAAGACGCCGGATAAATCATAAGTTAAATGTTCTATATGCGAATATTTATATTTTATTAATAGTTTCCATCGTTCTGTATAATTACGATTTTTTTTCGAACCGTGAAAATGATGTATTATAACTCCTGGAGTATACCCCAATCTTAATTTACTTGCTTTATTTTGATAATCCAACATACTATTATTATAATCGTTACTATATTCAACATTATTCATAAACTCGCATTTATTAATAAATGCCAACGCCATTATATTATCTCCAGAACCTAATACCCCTTTATCATATATACCCCCTATTTTTTTATAAGCTTGTTTTGTGATTGCCCAAGCATATCCTGGATGCCAATAATCTAATCCTTTGGATGTATATTTTTTATTTTTATTATAACTATAACCAAACCCATTAAACATATTTAAATTAGTATTATCATGACTCATATCAACACAATGACTAAATACCTGAACCACATCTTTACATCCATTTAATATTTTTAAGGTATCTAAAGCCCACGTGCTACTTTCGAATTCGATATCTGCGTCAATCCATGCGAACGCTTTATAATTCTTAGGTAATAAATATTTTACACCTAAATTTATCATATTTTCTTTATGCCATATTGGAGTTTCGGTTTTTAATTGTAGATGATTTTTATTATATTTATTTGTTACAATAAATTGTTGGTTGTTATATATCAACTCAACGATAAATAAGTTAACGTGTTCTTCTTCCTCTTCCATTCTTTTTACAAATTCTTTAAGTAGTATATATCTTTTGGCATATAAACAAGGATTTGAAATTGCGATTATTACATTCAATTTTGATTCAATTGGTGAATTGTTTTTTATGGCATATTTTATATCATTCACTTTATAATTTATATTATCTATTTCTATTCCATTAATTACAGTCATAAAATATCCATCTAGTTTATTTTAATATTTATAACGAAGTATTTTTGTTAAATTCATTCAGTGATTTAACAATTATTATTCTAGACAAATCTTTTATGATCATGGTGGACAACCACTGGTTGCCGCGGTTCCAATAATTGTTCCGTTTATGGTTCCTTCCCCACACGATGATAATGCCAATCCAGTATAAATATTGCCGTTATTTGTTAAAGTATAACCAGAATTAATCTGTAACTTTCCTGAATTATATATATATATTGTTCCTGAATTAGTAACTGATAAAGTATTTGATTTAATAAAAAAAGAAATTCCTGTATTATAAATTACTCCAGTTGGGGTATTTGTAATGATTCCTGATGCGCCATTGGAATTATTAACTATTCCTGAAGTTGTAAAATTAGCATTATTTGTAAAAGTACCATTTACATTTCTTAATTCACCCAAATTTATAATTGTTCCGTTGTTTGTTAGCGTAAGACCAGAAGTAATATTTAATCTTTGTCCCAAAGGTATTGTTAATGTTTGACAACTTAAAATAATTGTATCGTTATTTAAAACCCAAACATTAATAACTGTTGTTGTAGCAATACTTGATAAAGATATTTCAGGACACACATATGGTTCTTGATACGTAACCGGACACAATCCCGAGCACGTTCCGTTGTTTGTCGTTTCACTAATGATTTTATTTGGGATATAAAAAATACTTGATACTCCATCACATCCGCCTTGAAAATATTTTGATTTTTGTAAATTTAATGAATGTATGTTTGCGTTATTTGTATTTATTGTGTCGACATTTAATCGAAGAATACGGTCACTACTTGAAACCGCGCCCTGTGTAGCAAATTTATAATTGTTTGGTTTATATTGAGTTAGTTTACATCCTTGTGGATTTGTTAATGTATTATATGAACCATCTGTGTCTACAACTGGATTATCAATATTCAAATTAGGATTACAATTTCCAACATAAGTATTATTAATAGAAGATGGATCTCCTGGTTTAGATGCGGAATTACCACTGGTTATATAATTAAATTGTTGTTGTTCGTATGTCTTACATCGATTATATAAATATTGTGATGTGGTTGTATAATACTTTTTCTTAAGTTTTGTATTAGTAGGTCTTGTTCTTCTTAGTGCCTTTTTTTCATCATTACAACAAAAGGTGCTTGTTTGAGTATTTGTTTCAGGTTTTTCTGTTAAATTTGTGATAGGCATCCAATTAGATATAACGCCAATTCCGTAACAAGTATTACAATGTTCATTTAAGTTAACCGTATTAGACGTTTCATTTACCGTATTTGGAAAAATATTATATCCTCCTGGTATATCAATCATTTGTTTAATTAATGAACCTCCACCTGATGAGACAACACCATTATTATCACCAATAGCACGACCCTTTCTATAATGCTTAATTGGACGTGGTAACCCAAACCCAACATTTGAATTATTCAAAGGGTCGTTATTTGTTAATGGTCTAATGTTACCAGGAGTAATTCCAACTGGATTGCTAAAAACGCCGGTTCCTTTCCAAGATATGTATCCTCCTTGATTAGTATGATTGTTATATGATTTCATTCCTAATGGGTAAAAAGCGGACGACATTTATATTATTGTGTTATAATAAAAAAATAAATAAAAGTATTATATAATAATGTATTTATATATTGCGTTCTTAACAAAAATATTAATTATATGTTTTGGTATATTAATTATATATCAAGTATTTTTAGCACATTTTAGATTTAAAGAAGGACTTGAACAACAAGCACCACAATATAAAGATTATGATTTTAATAACCCAAATAACGCATTCATACTTTCACAACAAAATGCTGGAAATATCGCTTTTTTAAAAAGTCAAGTTGATTCTTTAATTCCTCTCCAAAAACAAGTTTCTGATATTAGTGGAAACTTAATTTCATTATCCGACCAAGTAAACGAACTCGTTTTACAACAAACCAATTACGCAACACAAAATTTACCAAGTAGTCCTCCAGAGATTTCTGGAGCAAGTTTTGAAGATTCCGCGCCGGAACCCGATAGTAATGTTTAATTACATCTGATGAAAAGAAAAAAATTATATATTATATATAAATGTCATCCAACTTATTCCAAGATGTCTTAAAAGATGCTAACGGTGTTCAGACAAAACTAATCGGACCAGATTATCCGTATTACAAAAATATAAAATCGCCATCACAAATTGGTATGAGTTCTGACGGTAATTTAGCAGCATTAGGACGAGATGTTACCGGGTTAATCTCATATGTGGAGTTGCTTGTTTCTGGAGGAGGAAAAGCGTCAGCAACCGGTAAACCATTAGGAAATAAGTTTTTTTTAAAAACAGGCGCAAAGTGTATGGATACCACCACAAATACGTCAGTTGATAGATATATTTATATTAATAATGTTCCACAGGGTAACATTCCTATAGTATCCTCTGGAATGGGGGTTAATTTTAGCGAATTTAAAGGATTAATACCTGGGACTATTAGCGATTTAAATGTGTTAAATCCATATTCAATTATGACATCCTTTTTGTCTGGTTCTAATCCTAAATGTCAACAAATAACGATGCAGACAATTGACACAAATAATAACGTTTCAAACGAAACACATTATGTAACCACCGTTGATATTCAAAATATGGACCCGTGTAGTTTTTCAAATAAAAAAAATCCAATTACTGGTGCTTCTTGTAAGGAAGCGTTTGTTCCTGAACAAATCGGAATAACAATTCCTAAAGATACAATTACCCAGTTATATTTTGCGAGTTTATCTGCTTTAATTATATATTTGATTTTTAAAATTATGACAAAGAAAAAATAACTACCGTTTTCTTGTTGAATTTATTTTTCTTTTATACGGTGTTTTAATACGCGTTCTTTTTGATTTATTTGCCGGTTTACGTCGACGTTTACCCCCGGTTGTTGTATCCCAATATTGTTGTTTTAAAGATAGTGATTTGTTTTTAATAGTATTATAAGTGCTTGTTGTTGTATCTTTTATTGTGTTATAAATCTGTTCTAAATAACTCGGTCCTTTAATTTCACTAGTCATATAATATAATTAAATATAAAATTATATTATATTGGTTCTCATTTAATATGTGCTTCTAACCAAAGATCCCAACGCACAACACTGACCATTTGACAAACTTGTGTTGTAAATAGACCCTTTTTTTGCCGGAGCAGTACACCCACCAGACCTTGCCCTTCGAATAGAACTTCTAACACCACTTGGATAGTAATTTTTTGTTGCGACTGGTGCGTTCTGAGGTAGTCCGACTTTATATGATGATTTACCAACTGCTAAAGCCTTTTTACGAGACAAGTATAGCGATGAATCTTGCGGAGGTATATAGTTCACATTTGTAGATACAGGACGATGGGTTTGGGTTGAATACGAATAAAATGATGTGCTATTATTCGGTTTATTTATTTGGTTCATATTATTTAAACTAAATGCTTGCGTATATTGTTTTCGCGAATTCACAAATTGATCGGTATTAATGGGTTCTTGGGATGGATAAAATAACGGAGGATTTGGAGTTGCGCAAGTTAAAATACCATAATTATGACGAGGTAACATATTTGGGGTTCTTGATGTGTTTAATGGTCCATATACAGGAGTAACTATTATATCGTCAAATTGTGTCATTCTTATAATATATAATTATAATATATTATAGTGAATGCGACTTAATATATACGAACTGCTCTAAATGAAACTTGACTCCCACTATTCTTATTTCCACCATTAGATATATCATTATAGTTTTTATTTGTTGCCTGCTGTTTTAAAAAGGTTGTATAGTTAGAACTATCATACACATATTTTACATTACAAGTTGATGGCGGAATTCCTGAACTATCACACTTACTTTTAATAGAACCAATCTGTCCTTTTATTCCAAAAAGACCAGGACGACTTTGGGATACTTGACTTGGACCACCACACGAATACGCTACTCGACTCAATATATCACCTGAATTTGTAACTGCTCTAAAAGGAGTTACTGCTTGGGGTGTTTTAGTATATTTAGTATTCCACGCATTCCTTAAAGTAAATCTCACATTCTCATAATTTTCATAACTTTTGTCAACATCCACTGTTGCGGGAGGCATAATTCCATGAATTACAGACATTTATATAATACATCTATAAAAAATGTTAATAATACACTTCTAAAATAATATATATTTATATATATGATTAAATATTTGTTAACTGCTATTATTTTTGTAATTTTAGACGGTCTATATATTAATTTTTTTAAGAATTATTTCAATAGACAAATTAAAAGTGTTCAAGGTTCAGATATACAAATAAATATTATTGCGTCCGGAATTGTCTACATATTTTTAATATTTGGATTAAGTTATTTTATTATTCAAAAAAATAGAAGTGTCAAAGATGCGTTTATTTTAGGGTTAGTTATTTATGCTGTCTACGACTTTACCAACGTAGCTTTATTAAAAAATTGGAAAGTATCTACTGCTATTTTAGACACTTTATGGGGAGGCATTTTATTTGGTTCAACCACGTTTTGTGTGAATAAAATAACACGTCTATTTTAATTATTTTTTATTTAGTTATTTCTAAATAAAAAATTTTTATTTCTAATTATTCTACTTCTACACTTATTCTACACCTATTCTAATTTATACAATTCCAGTATCGATTTGTTATTTAATGCTCGGTTATAATACGCGGAGCAACATTCATAGTTATTAATTCTTGAAATAGTAATTTACAAGAATAAGGAATTTCTACATACGCAAAATCTGTTCTGTTATCACACGTTTTACATAAATGTATATTTAGTTCATTATTATATGAGGCAATTAATCCACATTTTTTACAAACATGAACAGAATATTTATCCGACGCATCATATAATCGACCACGCGTAAATCTTGCTGCTCCGTGTGAAACCATACAATTATGTGCCACAACTCCATTTGCTAAAAACGAATGGACTTTATCAACACTTATATCATACACTTTATGAACTCCGGCAGGAAGTATTGATATCACTTTTAAATTCATGGTTGGCAAACATAACTTACTTCGGTTTACACCATATTTTGAATTTTCTTCTTCATCCGTAGTTATTTCTTCTGTTTCTTCAATATCTTCTAGATGTATTTTTTTAGGTTCATCTTTTAAAAACCAACTTAATGCTCCAATACTTTCTAAATATTGTTCGGCCGTCGGAAACGATTTTGATGTAAATTTCCCAAAGGTTGTGCCTTTTATTAAATGGTCTGTAATATCATGAGTTGAAGGAATCGCATATTCGTGTAATAATCCTTCAGTTAATTTTAATTCATTAACTGCTTGAATAATTGCTTTTTTTGTAGGAACATTTTTAGTTGGGTTTATCTTTTTTATTTCTGTAAATTTAGTTATTTCATCAACTCGATTTACTAACCAATTATGTTGTCTTGTAACTTCATTACGTAATCTTTTATATGATACACCTCCTTCGAGTCTTTGGGATTTGTGGCAACAATACCTAAATCCTATTTTTTCAGAAAACGGGATTAATTCATCAATATCTAAATGTAATGTTAACTGATGATTACCAGCAGTTTTATTCTCACCTAATTTAATATTTCGTTTTTTTGAATATGTTGTTTCTTTAAAATTTTGAATTGTTATTTTATGTATTCCACATTTATTTAATAACATTTTAATATCATCCATCATTCTTGTTAATGACTCCAATTGTTCAAATGATTTCGTTTGTGAAAATGAGATTGATGTTAAAACATCTCTTTTACTACGATGTTGTGATAAACAACAAGTATGACCATCTCCTCCAAATAATCCTGCTAAAAACTCACGGATAATAGGTCTAGGACATTTATTGTCTAAAATAAATTCTGGTAAAAGTGCGTTTTGATTAACTCTTTTTCCGGTTATTAATCCAGGTATTTGAACTATATTATTCACAAGCATGCTTGGAACGTTTACCATAAATAAATTTTTAGAAACGAAATTTGTTTGTTTAATTTCTACAAATAATTTTATGTCTTCAACTATTTTGTAAACATCTAACATATGTCCAATAAATATACAGCACGCGTAAGCAGTTCCATAATTTCTTTTCATACACTTAATTGAACCGTCTGTTAATATATAACCAAGTATTCTAACAAATGCTAATGTTTTAAGATATTCCTCTCGTGTATCTGTTTGTAGAAGCATATTACCAACTTCAAACGACCAATTGTCGCATTCTTTAAGTTCATCCTTTATACATATTAAAGGATTTGTGATACTTGTTTTTACTCTGGTTTCATTTACTAACAAATCTTTAATTTTTACCCATTCATTATTTGAAGTTAATATAGGATGGTCAGGCGTAAATTGCATTTTTCGTCCATCTTCATAGGTTACTTCTAAACATTCACGTTCTCCTTTATACATAAAATCAGTTTGAGTTGCTTTTACGATTCCATTATGTTCTTCAGACCATCCTAAGACCTCCCACCCACAATCTTCCATTTCACCTAATTTAATGCTTAGTCCACAATCCAGAGAGATGGGGGTTGAAAATCGGGCACAATCACGTTCCATTTCGCCAAACCTCAACCCACCATCACGACTGCGACCTTCAGCAGGTTGTCTTGTAAGGTTAACCATCGGTCCAATAGAACGGCTGTGAGTTTTATCATTAACCATATGTTTTAAACGCTGGTAAAATACAGGTCCCATAAATACGCTACATTCGTGTTGTTCTCCAGTTAGACCATTACATAATAATTCGTTGCCGTTAGATTCATAACCTAACTTTAATAATTCATCACAAATATCTTTAACATTTAATTGTCCGAATGGGGTTCCATCGCCGAATAATCCGAGTTCCAAAAGAACCTTACCAAGTATGGTTTCTTTTAATTGTCCGATTGTCATACGAGATGGAATTGCGTGAGGGTTGATAATAATATCAGGTTTTAAACCGTTTTTAGTAAATGGCATGTCACATTCTGGAATAATATTTCCGATAGTTCCCTTTTGTCCGTGACGACTTGAAAACTTGTCTCCAATAACAGGTTTTCGAAATGTTCTTAATCTAACCTTGGCAAAATTATACCCTTCACCGTTTCGGTCAATATAATTTTTATCGATAAACGTTTCTTCAGTAGTTTTGAAGATTTTACTATGGTCTTCAAATTTAACTATTTTGGTATGGTCGTTACGATTTTCTTTAATGGGGGTTACTTTAGCAATAATTATATCACGATTTTCAACAATTGTATTTTCTGGAATAACACCTTTACTGTTGACCTTGTTGTAATTACCCATTTTAATTCCTTTTGTTTTAGAAATGTCTGGTTTACATCTAATTTCTTCATCGCCATTAATTTTTTGTTTATCTTCATCCTTCTCAGTATGATAAATAGTAGTTACGAATAATCCTCTATCAATCGACCCTTTATTAAATAATATTGAGTCCTCCTGATTATATCCTGTATGTGTCATGATTGCCACAATTACATTAGTTCCAGAAGGAATTTTATTTAATTGAATTAAATTCATCAATCTTGTGTCGACTAATGGTCTGGCAGGATAATTTAAAACATACGCGGTTTTATCCATTCTTGTTTCATAATTAGTTGCATATACACCCATTGCTTGTTTTCCTTGCGCACACTGATACGTATTGCGAGGCGATTGATTGTTTTCCGGGAACGGAATACAAGACGCTAAAATTCCAAAAATAGTACTTGGATGAATTTCGCAATGTGTATATTTTAAGATTTGTTCTGGTGAGTAATTAATTATATCTTTAGGTTTTGTTGCTATTAATGATAACGATTGCTCTTCTGGGTCAATATACTCAATTACAGATTCAGGTAAACTTGTGCTAGTTAGTAAATTATCCCAAATAAGTTCACCAGAACTAATTTTTGAAATAATATCATTATCTAACAATATGTTTTTATCCTTTACGCGTAAAACGGGTCTTGTTAATCTACCGCTGTCATTACATATACGTATTTCTTTCATTCGGTAATCAAATATAATTGAGGTGTAAATATTAATAATACCCTTATATTTTTTTTCTTTTAATGAAATAAATAATTCATATGGGTTATTTGTAACTCCTAACCAAGCACCATTTATAAACACCTTTACTTTATTAAACATCTCAAGACTTGTTAATTCTTGATTTTCTAATTTTATAACATAAGGCGTTATGTATTCGTATAATGGTTGAGAATTTGAATGAATTGTTACATGTGTCATATAACTTAAATTTTTTACAATTCCAACGCTCTGTCCTTCAGGTGTTTCGGCAGGACATAAATACCCCCAACACGTATTATGTAATTTACGAGGAGGAATTAATTTACCGCTTTTATCTGTAGGAGTAGATACGCGTCTTGCGTGACTTAAACTACTTATATATGTTAAACGATTAAGAACTTGTGCGACACCAACCTTATTACTGTTAATATGTTTAATACCAAAATCTCCAGTTGCTAACGCACGTTTTAAACCATTCTCGATAGTAGTAGATTTAACGATTTTATATAAATTGGTTAAATTTATAATATTTTCGTAATCATCGGTTGACTTCCATGAACCTGTATTAATTTCTCGGATGACCTGTTTTTCCATATCCTTCACTAATTTATTAAAATAATTCCTGAATAGGTTATTTAATAATGTCCCCGTTAAATCAACTCGCTTATTGATATATGAATCTCTATCATCAGGCTTAATTAATTCAAATTTTGCGTGTAACAGTTTATTTGTCATATATCCCAAGAAATATATTTTTTGGGTGATGTTCTGGCAGTGTGGAAACAAATCATTCTTTAAGATATCCATTGTAAATTCCAATTTTTTCTTAATTCCGGTTTCTTTATCCATATTTATAGGGGTATACATCGCAAAACTTGTGATATATTTAATACTCTCTTCTTGTGTTAAATATATATTTGCGTCAATAATCGATGCTTGTAGTGATTGAAGTAGTAGTTTGTGTTCTGAGTAATTAATATCCAACAATATTTTTTCACATATTTCTTTATCTGTTAAAATGCCTAGGGCACGAAAGACAATAAATAGTGGAATAACCTGTTTTATTCTCGGAATTTGTACGTAAATTGCGTTACCAAATCCATTATTTTTAGAACTAATCATTACATTAGTTTGTTTCGGTGAAATACATTTAGTATCTGGAACAGATTTAATTTCTGCCGACCAACTATATTTTGTATTATTTTTAGAAACATTAAAACAATAAACTCTGTTTTCGGCAGTTCGTTCTTGTCCTAAGACAGTCTTCTCTGAGCCATTAATAATAAAATACCCTCCAGCATCATATTTACATTCGCCAGTATGTGTATGCTCAACATA